TGCAAAGAAACAATTAAAAATTGAGACTATTACATCCGGCTTTCGAGGAGTCTCTCCAGTTCTTCCAAAAGAGGAACTGCAAGAGGCTCTGACAAAGCTGTTACAAGGAAAGAGATTTGAATTTAAAGAGAGTAGTGATACTCCCTGGAAGTTCAATCGTCTACTGAATATAACTAAGGCTGGCCCCAACGGTCCTGTATCTATGCGTAATTCGGTGATTGATGCGTTTGCAATTTCACTGAATGAGCGTATCTACAGGAATCTGTTGGTTCTAGCTGATACCATGTCTCCCTATCTTAGAAAGTTACTTCTTAACGAGGTAACTACTATTAGATCGGTTCTCGACTTTCCTGAATTTAAGTGAGAGCGAATTAAAGGCTTTATGGCCTCCGAATTCTCTCTCATCAGAGATCTGAAGTCCCAACTTGGGGACCAAGATCCCAGTACTTCTACCTTGGTTAAGCTTGGAAAGCTTTCAACCAAGATTGAGGCTGCAGGGAAAGTTCGGGTCTTTGCAATGGTAGACCTTTGAACTCAGTCCATCTTGAATCCTCTTCATGAGAAGATTTTTGATGTGCTGAGAAGGCTACCAATGGATGGTACATTCAATCAACTGGCTCCACTAGATCGATTTAACAATCTATCGCATGGAGATCGGTTTAGTTTTGATTTATCTGCTGCTACTGATCGATTACCAATCGATCTGCAGAAACAGATATTGACAATTCTAGTTACCGAGACCTTTGCTCAGGCTTGAGCATCGGTTCTGGTTGATCGTACATACCATCTATCTTTTGAAAAGACTGACTACCAGCTTAAATATGCTGTTGGTCAACCGATGGGAGCACTTTCATCTTGGGGGATGCTTGCACTAACACATCACGTGTTAGTTCAGGTTTCTGCCCAAAGATGTGGTGTTAAGGGTCTTTTCCATGATTATGCATTATTAGGTGATGATATTTGTATCGCTAACCGAGAGGTTGCGTCACAATATCTACTAATAATGTCTAATCTTGGTGTTGAGATTAATTTATCTAAATCCTTGGTTTCCTCTACCTCAGTGGTAGAGTTTGCCAAGAGGTGGCGAATTGGTGAGACAGATGTCTCTCCCAGTTCTCCTGCCTTGATAACTCGGCTGTTGGGTAATTGAAACTACCTTCCAACCTTGATATTAGATTTAGTAGGACGAGGGGTGTCAACCATCCAAAATCCTGGAATTTTAGAATTCCGTCCAGCATCAATGAAGAAATGGAAAGAGAGCATAAAATATGCTCTTATTCCCTTCTTTGATCCTGGATACTTGAAATGCTTACTACCTCTTGACGAGGAAAGTAAATCTTTTTCAAGAAAGGATATTTTTGCTTTATTTGTGCATACAGATCGAGTCTTTAACAAACTCGCTCTGGAGGCATATCATAGAGCAAAGGATGTGGATCAACAGAACTATAATAGTTCTGTTGCCACTCTGATGTCAATCAATGATCGGTCAAAGGTAGTAATACCCTCAATCCGGTCATTGCTTGACAATCAGATGTTAGCACTTCAGTTCAAGTCATTGACGGCAAGTCCAAACCGGACTTTCCATCAAGGCTTGACCCAGAAACATGAGCTGGATGAGCTTCTAACTTTTGAGCGTTGACACGCTTACTTGTTAGAATCTCTTACAGCTCTGTCTGGGATTTCTTCGGTCGTTCCTGATTATAATATCAAGAAGGATGCAGAGGATTTACAGTCTGATAAATTAGAATCAAAGAAGATTCATAACTTTATGCAAGAACTTGTAAAAGACCTCGTTAAGCATAACCCTGGTATATTTAAAGTCATACCGGAGTCAGCCCCGAAGGCTGAGGAACTATAGAGCAGTGCTATCTCTATGGTTACCCGCATCGCTGCGGGTGCGTTTAGTTTGGGTAAGATATGAGGAGAGTGAGAACTGATTTATCAGCAATCTCTTAGGGTGAACCCCGACTCTTCTTCGGTGTCAG